AACTATTTGAGCGAACAAAACGTCATTCGCCTAACCAATAATATTCGCGGGATAAAAGCCCAAATGAGAGAAGTAAATCGTCAACTCTTGGTTAACAGCGATATGATGAGTGAGTTAGGTGACGATAATGATGGGTTATCGGACACCGCAATTCAATGCGCAATGAACGTATTGTATGACGAATAAACGAATAAACGAATAAACGAATAAGAAAAAAATAAAAGGGTCTTATGACTTTTTTATTTTTTATTTTTATTTTTTATTTTTTATTTTTTATTTTTAAACATAACAAGGAATACTATCAATATCAATTATTTTGGTTTTTTTTTTCATATCTTTCTTTTTGACAATAAATTTTTCAAAATAAGGTTTTTGCAATACATTCATTGGAATATGTTTGCTTACTGTTCGCGGAATCATTTTATATAATTTAAAATCTGGATAACGTTCATCGCCGTTCTTTTTATAGAGTATATTACGCCCTTTATCATCTTTAATCCATTCTAACATAATTTGAGTTATTTTTGTTTTAGGTTCATCAACTAAATAATCATATAACGCACATCCTAAGCGACATAAATCAAAACTATAACTAGGTTCTAATCTAGGTTTTTTATCATTAATATAAGGTTCACAGTTATATTGAGTTGCGGCATCACCGTCTTTTGCAAAACTATCACTACATAATGTTTGTCCACGAAACTTATATATTGCTCTTCCGAAATCTATAATTTTATAAATTTTGCCATAGGTTGGTACTTTGTAATAAGTATTATTTATCTTGTAATATAAATATATTTTATCGGTTTTAGAATACATTATATTGTTTGTATGTAAATCGTTATGTGTTAAATGAAAGGTATTTTGAAAGGTAATTAAACTCAACAAAATTTGCATTACAATAGAATCCCACATTTCATCCGTAATATCACCATTATTCATCAAATCATCAAGCGTATGTTCACAATGTTCAAGAGAGATAACTTGAACTGGGAATGATTTAATTTTGGCAAAAAGTTCATCATCATCCCCCTCTTCACTATCACTACAATCTTCATAGTCACTATCATCACAATCTTCGTTATCATCACAATCTTCGTTATCATCACAATCTTCGTTATCATCACTATTATCACTATTGTCATATTCATCACTATCATCACTGGATTCATTTGTTATATTTCCATTTAATGAATATGACGTGTTTGATGTTCTAGAAGAACAAGAACTTGTTTCACTTTGCAGTTTTGTTTTCTCATTTTTATTATTTATTGTTGATTCAATATCAAGTGACGTTAATTCATAATCACTAATATCTTTCGTATTACTTGTATCGCAACTCATTTCTTGCGAAATTATCGTTTCTATATCATCAATATGACAAATATCAGATAAAGTTAATATATTTGAAACATTATTCTCCATATTTTCATTATTCTCTATAACAATTTTCTTCCTATAATTACGTGTATCATTAGTAAAACTATCTATATCTATATTCTCTAATTCATATAGAACCTTCTCGTTTTTTTTAAAAAATATTGATTCATTTAAATACTCAATATCATCAATTATATTAATTCGGAAATCATCTTTAATTGCTAGAAAAGAACCATAAAAATCTATTCCATTTACAAAATTATGTTTATGATATAATTGACTTGTTAAATATGTAAAAAAACTATCAATATATGCTGTGTTATTATAATTTTTTACTTTAGCATTACAATTAGATAAATCGTTTTCAAATGTTGGCAAATTAAATAGATTTTTATCTTCAATATCATATTTACCAAGTAAATATTTTAAAGGATCTAATAATGGACTAAACTTTAAATATGTTTTTCTCTGTTCAGTATCTTTAGAAATATCATTTTTAATACTACAATCAAAAATATTATTGGTTTCTTGGGAAATGAGATATTCTAATCTTAATGGATTGTTTAAACCGATATGTTTATAATTATTTTGGTTTAATGAAAAGTAACAATCATAAAGAGGAATATAATTTTGAGGATTTTTAATACCAAATGAAGATTTTTCTTCTAAACTCTTGAATAATCTATGATTATCATCTTTTCTGTAATTAAACTCCATTATTACTTGTATTATATATATTTTATTTGTTTTTTAACTCATTACTTTTATATATATTTATCTTTTATCTATGATGATGCGGTATTTCATTTTCTTTATTTTCTTAAAGCATTTTAAACATTAAATGACATTAGAATTAAAAAAATTTGATATGCGACACATTAGTTTTAAACCGGATGAAAATAAAGGACCCGTTGTTGTTTTAATTGGTCGTCGTGATACTGGTAAAAGTTATTTAGTGAGGGATTTATTATTTCATCACCAAGATATTCCTATAGGAACGGTTATTTCTGGAACTGAAGCTGGTAATGGATTTTATAGTTCTCACGTCCCAAAACTTTTTATTCACGAGGAATACAATACATCCATTATTGAAAATATTCTCAAGCGACAAAAAACGGTTTTAAAACAAGTGAAAAAAGAAATGGAACAATTTCGTCGCTGTAATATTGATCCTCGTGCCTTTGTTATTTTAGATGATTGTTTATATGATGCCACGTGGACAAAAGATAAAATGATGCGATTGCTTTTTATGAACGGGCGGCACTGGAAAATTATGCTTATTATCACAATGCAGTATCCATTAGGTATTCCACCCAATTTACGGACGAATATTGATTATGTCTTTATTTTACGTGAACCATACATTGCCAATCGCAAACGCATTTGGGAAAATTATGCAGGTATGTTTCCGACATTTGAATCATTTTGTCAAGTCATGGACCAATGTACAGAAAACTTTGAATGTTTAGTCATTAATAACAACTCAAAATCCAATAAACTACACGACCAAATATTTTGGTATAAAGCACAACATCACGCCGATTTCAAGTTAGGATCAAAAGAGTTCTGGGATTTATCCAAAGATTTAAATTCGGATGATGATGATGACGCTTACGATCCCAATAGTTCCAAGAAACGCGGACAAGGTCCAAAGATTAGTGTAAAAAAAACGTCCAAGTGGTAGTAGTAATAGGACTAGATAATGAATTATAGTTTTATATAATTTTTATTACTCCCTCTCTTTATCTAATGCTGCTTAGTTTCAAATTATAATTAAAAATATATAACTTAAAAAAAAGAAAAAAGGATAGAGTGATAAATGTACTTTTTATTTTTATATTTATACTAATCAAACTTAATATACCTAACTTGATATTTAACACTTTTTGGTGGACTCATCTCATTCTCATACACAGGCAAGATTAAATAACGACTTCCTTTGTCTGTTGAAGATATACAACGACTAGGTGGAATTATTCTGGCTTTTTCCATCGTAATTCTATCGTCCTTGGTAAGATCAGCAACTGTTTTGTTATCATGAAGCAGTTTAGATGTAACACAATAACCTTCACGCTCATGAATCACACTATTTTTTGTAGTTTTTACCTTACAATCCATTTCTCTTTCTTTTGTAAACAGAAATTGTTTTGCTTCCTCAAAACTATTAAATAATTTTTCTGAACATATGTAATTAAATGGTTTGTCGCAGGTTTTAAATTCATGTTTATATATAACAGTAGTCATTCCATTTTGCTCCTTTTCAAAGGCTAATTTTGCAAGTTTCTTTGATTTATTTTCCCACTCAATTGCTATTTTATTAAATTTTTCGGTTGTAAAAATTATGGGTAATTTTTTTTCTTTATATGTTTTAAACCCTTTTATATTCCCCTTCATTCGCCCAGCAAGTTGAGATGCTTCGTTCTTACTTGAATAGTGTGATAAAATCGCATAATCTATCATAAAATTATCAGACATAATTGTAATGCCTCTCCCAATACAAATGTATCCAGTAATAACAAATGCAAACCGTTCTAACTTATGTTTTATATATATATCTATAAGTTTACTATTGAAAACATCATCCTTTTTGTATGTTATTTGCTCTAGTGTTCCTGGTATAGTAAGAACCATACCATCGCCATTTACACACAAAACAGCCATGCCTTTTTTAATACAAAGGTTTTTAATTGATTCATGGCTTTTTTTAATAGTTAACCCTGGAATAAACCATTTAGTTCCTGGACTTATTTTGTCAGAAGCCACTTTTGTCAATATATGATCAATAAAATCAAAATAACTCCCTTCTTTTTCAAAAACCTTGATGTTATTCGTGTAATGGCTATGAGCTGCTTCGGCATATTCGCAATTAGTATTATAACACTCACCCCTAATATAGTCAGTCCAACCGTGATATAATTCCGAAGTAGTATTTTCAATTGGCAATACATTCATATATTCATATTTTTGAAAAAGATTATGAGGAGTAGCTGTAATCAATTTACAATTAACATTTAAGTAATTCTCTACAATTGGGAGTAACGTACTATCTATATTCCTCATAAACTTATCCGCTTCGTCCAACCAAACATTAAAATGAAATTTTCCTTTGGTAAACAGCGATGTGTTTATATCTGTTATTAATTTATAAATGTCATCCATCCGTTTACCATTTGTACAACATATTATATTTCTTGCTCCATCCACCAAAATTGCATGAAATACTGATGCTGTGTCATGGTACTCGGTTCTTGAATGTGATGACAACTCAATATATCTATCTCCTTCAAGTATATATTCTATCAAATCATGGTCAACTCTATCACTTGTTTGTTTTGTAAGAAGTAAATTGTTGTCACACAATATAAAATTAATTATTTCTTTGCCCTGTATTGGCTCAGTGATGTCTTTTATAATATGACGAATCATAACAAAGGTTTTACCAGATTGTTCTGGCTTGCAAATCAATTGAAATTTAAGCCATTTATCTTCATCAACAAGTGATATGTAATCCGACATATTTTATAATAGTAATTTTTAAATGTTTCTTAACGCAGTTTTAGTTAGCTTAGCAGAGAAAAAAGTGTTTTCAATTTTTTGATTTTGGTGTCATTTTTAAGCTTATTTTGAATTTAATTTATATTTAAATAAATAAATAAAAAAGAATCTTACCTTATTTCTTTTTTATTATTATATTTTTTATTATTATTTATTTTACTTACACCTTTACTGTATACCAATCAGGCTTTTCACGTAATTTTTTCCAACTAGCTATTTTTTGTTTTTCTTCCGACATATAGTAGTTGCGGTATGATTCAACTGGATCATCGGTTTTGTATTGGTCTGGCATTGCGAGTGCGAATGGCGTCAATCCTTCTTTTTCAAAAGAATCATCTGATGGCATATGTTCTCGCAAATATTGGGCGATTAAATAAGATTTATGCTGTTTTGTGTCGGGGTGTCCATAGCGATATTTCCATTCGTTGTGCATTTCGTCAACTAAATCTAAGGTCCACATATAATTCGCTTTTGACGCACGGCACCAAATAGTTACCGGATGATTCTTGTGTGCCATTTTATACAAGTTTTCATTACTTTCATCATCTGGCGAAAGAACGCGTTTTGCTGAACAAAGCATCTGCACTGCTTCTAATAAAATCTTACTGATGTGTTTATCCATCATAGATTCAGCAATTTCTTTTTTAATCAATGAGAGAATGAACAAATTCATTTTATCTCAAATATATATCTGAAATCAAGAAGAAAGTATATTGGTATTATTTGATTTAAATAAAAATCAAATAAAGCATTTCAATTTTTTTAATAAATAATTAAATTTTTAAAAATAATAAGTAAATTTTTAAAAATAATAAGTAAATTAATACTTAAAATTAATATTGTATAATATAAATAAAATTATGTTATATTATTTATACAATGATTTTCGCGAAGATAATTTATTTGATATTAATTCTAGAATAAGAACAGATGCAATAAAATGTGAAAAAATTAAGTTGACTAATATATCACTATTTAATTTAAATAAAATAAATAAAGATGACATATTAATTATTACCGGATGTTGTATTCCCTCTACTACTCATAATTTTATATTATCTGATAGAGAAAAGTACAATACAAATGATATAAAAAAATATACTCAACTTTTATTATCATTTAATAAAAAGGTCATATTATTTGAAGATATACATAATTATACATATAGAAATTTTTCTTACTTATTTTTAGATTTAAAAACATATAATATTAAATATGGTATTTCTATGTATAATTGTGATGAATGGGACTATATTAAACAAAATTATAATTGGAATAAAACATTTATATTAACTCATCATTATGATTCAACCACATTTTATAATATGAATTTAGAAAAAGATATTGATATTCTTTTATATGGTGATACAAAAGAATGTTATCCATTAAGAAAAAAGATAAAGGAAATTTTAGAAAGTATGACGGAATTAAATCTGAAAATAATACCCAGAGGACCTTATTATACATACGATATCAATTCTGCAATAGAACATAGAAAAGAATTATCAACCTTAATAAATAGAAGCCATATATGTATAGCAACTTGTTCACAATTTAATTATTTTGTATGTAAATATTTAGAAATAACAGCAGCTAATAGTGTTTGTGCAGGAAATGTTGAATCCATCGGAAAAGAAATTTTTCAAAATAATTTTATAGAATTAAATTTAAATATGAGTGATGATGAAATTAAACAAAAATTAATAGATGGATTAAAAAATAAATCTGTTCTAAAACAAATGAATGAAAATGTTTATAAAAAAACTTCTAAGTTTTCAATACAAAATAATTATTGGGATAATTTAATTAGTGTTATTTATAAAATACATCTAGATATACCAAGTGAAAATAATAATATTCGTCGTCACGCAAGAGGTCTTTTAAAATTTTAAAAACATTTACATTCATTCATAAAAACCTTCATTTGTTTAGTTATTAACTTCTAGTCTGAAATATCGTCAAACCATTTATACAGCGGCGTATCTTCGTCCAAATATATTTCTTGTCCTTTTTCATTTGTCACGCATTCACGGTAATGATGAAACTTAAATTCACTTCCTTCATAACTGTCATAGGTGATCTTTACACTCTTCACAATAGCCACACTCGGCACATCATCTGGAATTTCGGCATCATTCAAATAATGCGTATAATAAATGACACCCATAATTGCCCAACGATGCGTATTATTTGAATGTGGCGAATTCAAAAGGGTAAATCCATCTGGGATTGTTTCGTGCCATCCTTGGACCATACAGCCGTGATGGTGTTCCGCGCAATACATAAAGGTATAATGCATATTTTCAAGCATCATTTTATTAGTGGGTCTCTTTGTATTACTGAGGGGTTATATTGATATTATTTGACCGAAAGGATTTCAATTTTTTAATTAATATAAAAATATATAAAAATCTTTTTATACTATTATACTATAATACAATATTAAATATGATAGCTTTTAATAAGTCTCAGCAAATAATTCAGTTTATTATTATGACATTAGTTGGGATTGCATTTAACCCAATGAATATACTTGCTTTTCGTTTTAGTGATCTGTATTTATCTACAACACTTGTCTATGGAGGTTTTTTAATGGCAGCGAATATGATATGGGCACATGAGTTAGTTCATTACTTTTCTATGGGGCATTTTAATAAATATACCTTTAGTGTTGGTGTAGCATTATCACTCTCGGTTAGTGTTTTATTATTACAAAACCAATTATTAGTAGACGACAATCAATGGTTACGGCGTATGATAAGTCATCATTCAACGGCTTTAACGACATCGCATAATATTCATTATAAATCCACTAATCCAACCATAAAAAAATTAGCAAAGGATATCATAGAAACACAAGAAAGAGAGATTAAGTTAATGAAATCGTTATTAAATTAAATTATTAACTATTAAATTTACTTTTAATATTATTTTTTACATCTTTTCAAAAATGGATTCTAATTTCAAAAGAATCGGTAATGGAATATAATCGGTAATTGTCGGTGCAAATAATTCAGTAAATTGTTCCGAATGGCAAATCTTTTCTTTATCCACTGTATTTTGACTATGTCCAGAAATAACAATTGTTTTCATTGGATCTAATTGAATCATTGGTTCTGTAAAATCATTTGTAAAACTCGGTTCTTCGCCACGTGATAATCCGTTTTCGTGTGAATGGTTTTCCAAATACTCACGTTTATAAGCAAGACAGTTATTGGTAGAATGCCATTCACCAAAACTTTTGGATTGAAAGAATGTCTTGGTCAAATAAAAGTAGATGTAAGCGCGCGAACAACCGGCAATAAGTGAATTGGAAGAAGATGCTGAAGAAGAAGTAGTTAGCATATGAACTGCGTGACTAATACGCGTCGGTGGGTAATAATCATCGTCGTCCATACACACAATAATATCTCCACGACATGCGTTATTTCCATTGTTACGTAAATCGCTCAAATATCGCGGTTGTGATCCCAAAAAAGAATTGTAGGGAATATAATTAATATTAAACGGTAGGGTCGCCATCTCACTATGCGAAAACAGATACTTTTCATTTGCGGTTGCCTCCGCTTGCGTTTGACTGCCTTCTACAATGACCCATTCCACAACATTTTTATAGATTTGCTGTTTGATTAATCGCGATAAAATGAGCATACATTCTCGGCGCGAATATTGCGTAACGGTAAGGATGGAAACACTGTGAGTATTATACGTATCACACGACATCTTTGATATTATGCTATAATGTGTTATGATGTAACATATAGTATAATATTTAAATCAATTTTATTACTTTCTTACACCAAACACGAAAAACAACTCTTACACGCCTTTTTAAGTTTCGGTTGAACCAGCACCAATTTCACGCACATATCAAACAATCGCTTAAATTGTTCTTTTTGTCCATCATCTTCCGGAAACAATTTATAGTGGGTCATAATGTACTCATACAAATCGTTAATCTTTTCCGCCAACTCTTCAATAGTCATTTTGGGGCTCGCCGGCGCCATCAATAAATCCGTAATCAACAACATAATTTCCGGAATATCATTCTGGTCAATTTTGCCGTCTTTCATAATCGCCGTAACCGATTTTTGAACACGCAAATGAAAATCAATCAACTCTTTTGTTTGGTGTGCCATCTTATAATATTATGTAATAGTTTTATATAATATTATTGTTAAACTTAACGCGTAATATTATTTGTTATACAAAGTTAGATAAAATTAGATAAAAAATTAAGATTTATTCTTCCTTTGCCTTTTCCTCTGCCATTTTTGCCTCCACTTCATTAAGAGCGTCTAGCATTTCCGTCGGCAACTCTCGCACCTTTGCTACATTACCAAGACCATGATCTGAGTATTTACCAGTAACCACATTTTCACCATCAAACAATTCTTTACGCAAATCAGAAACTGAAATTTCCTTTTGTTCACCATCATCGTCAATGTCCTTCGCACTAATTAAATTTCCTTCATCGTCAATTGTTTGTGTCAAGACATTTCCGCTTTCAATTGCTTTTTTCTTGTTGTCTTCAATTGCCTTTGCTTTAGATTCCTTGATACGCTTATCAAATTCAACCTTTGCCGAAGATTCATTCTTGGTCTTTTCTTGCATTAATTGATTCAACTCATCTTCCATATATTCAACACGCCCTGTTTTATAAGATTCGGGGTGAAACGGCATCCACATACCCACCGGACCAACATATACATCGTGATTCGGGTCAACTTCACGCAACAACTTACACCGCATTTCTGCTTCTTCTTGTGTAGGATAAGAACCACGCACCTTTAATCCACGCACACTCGTCTGAAATTTGTGTTCTTTATTAAACTCATCAAGCAAACGTTCGTCATTCACGTCAATAAAAGATTTAAAATCGTCTTCTACTGAAGAAGAAGTAATACTGTCTTTTTCGTCCTTACAAAAATCTTGCAAATCTTTAGAAACATTATCAAAGTTCAAATTGTATTTGTAAGAAACAAAACTCAAAAATTGATTGAATTTTTCAATTGATTTATTCATATCCCACTGTTTTAGGAACTGTTGGAAATTATACATTTCACGCTGTTTAATGATTTTTTCAGGGGAAATAAAAGAAACACATGCAAACTTTTGTCCGGCAATTCCTTTATCTTCATCTAACACATCCACATAATTGTTATTAACGGTACCATCGGGGTTAATACGATGAGGAAAACTATCTTTATTATCGGTCATTTCTATATATTTTATTAATAACAAGAATATTTTAAGTTGTTTTATACATTAAGTTATAGTTTTATATAATTAATATAGTTTAACAAAAGTATAGTTTTATATAATTAATATACTTTAACAAAAGTATAGTTTTATATAATTAATATAGTTTAACAAAAGTATAGTTTTATATAATTAATATAGTTTAACAAAAGTATAGTTTTATATAATTAATATAGTTTAACAAAAATAGAATTAATTATTAATTATAAAATCTTTTTTCTTTATAGTTAATATAAATATGTTAGGAATTGACGCAAAAGAATTGGTTAAAAGAGCTATTAAATATTTAGTTGAAGGTTTGATGGTTGCTATTGCGGCCTTCGCCATTCCTCAACAATCACTCAAATTTGACGAAATTGCATTGATTGCTCTTACTGCTGCTGCGACATTTAGTATTTTGGATACTTATGTCCCCAGTATGGGTGTTAGTGCTCGCTCTGGTGCTGGATTCGGTATCGGTGCCAACTTAGTTGGTTTTCCGGGTGGGATGTAAGTTGTAAATTATAAAGCATAAATTATATAATTATTAAATAGCATAAATTATATAATTATTAAATAGCATAAATTATATAATTAATAAATAGCATAAATTATATAATTATTAAATAGCATAAATTATATAATTAATAAATAGCATAAATTAAATTGTTGGTATATATTCCCATCCTAATTCTCCACAAATATTTTTCCAAATTTCATCTTGCTCAATCCTCTTTTCTCTATCCTTTAGCATCGGAAAATATGGTAAAAAATGGCGCTGATTTAATAATTCACATAATTTGTAAACCGTATAATAATAATTTAAGAAATTTACTCTATCGTCAGGGCAAAATTTAGCATATGGGCCTTGAATATCCATAAATAAATTACATAACATATTTTCTAAATCAGAACTCATAATCGGTGGTTTTATGCCCAATTTATCCTTAATAAATGGGATATGTTCATAGTATTTATTGTATCCAAGTTTTTTAAGTATATCTTTTGTTCGTTTATTGGTTAATTGATGAATATCAATTCTCTCTTTTTTTACTTGTTGAATGATATTTTCAATAACTTCATCTGGGATTTGAGTAGTTTCTTTTGCTTGAAATTGCGCCAAAATTTCGCGAAAATGATTAATACGCTTATATGCATAAAAACAAACTTCTTTAGGGGGTTCTTTATATGAAGGCTTTTCATTTTCAACCAAATATTTAACACTTGTTGAACATTGATTACATATCATTACTCCTTCATAATCAACTGCAATCATTTCTCCTTTACCACAGAATGTACATATATCAGTTTCCGTTAAAAAATTATTAATATCTAAGAAACCTTCATCTACATTTTTCATATATGTTTGTATGTTCTTCTTTTCATTAGATAATTGGTCACTTAATGTACTATCCTCGGATTTTATTTTAAAAAAATTATCCAATAAAGTTGTTTTATTTTCACATTCTGCAATTTTTTTTTTATTTTCAAAATAATCAAATACATAAGAAGAATTATTAAGATAATATTCTTTTTCTTTTTTTTTTATTATTTGTATTTCTTTGTTTAATAATTTAATTTTGTCTTTCATATTTAATTCTTCATCTATTGTGGGATTGCCTTTTTTTAATGTTTTTTTAATTTCACTTCTTTCATTTATTAATCTTGGAAGCTCTTCTTTCTTTAAATTATCAATATTTTCAATTATTTCTTTATGTTTACTATCTAGTGTAGTAATATTCTTTTTAGAAATAACAATTTTTTTTAAATTTTTAGGTTTAAATGTTGGCATATATAATTATATGTATATGCCTTTTATTTAAGCAAAAACAAAATAATTTGGTTTAGAAATAATTAATGTTTTCTATTCTATTCCTAACAATGGATTTTAATATTAATATACCATCTAATTTAGATATTGATTTTATACAATTACAAAAAATGTTATTTATTTGGAATGCTTTAGAATCAGGATGGTCAGTTAAAAAACGCGAAAATAAATTTTTCTTTTCAAAAAAACACGAAGGGAAAAGAGAGGTATATTTAGACACATATTTGAATAATTTTATTGAGTCAAATTTAAATTCATTAAATAAAAAGTAGGTTTGTTTAATATTTAATTAATTATTTTTTAAAATTTGTTTATTTTAAAAAATAAGTAAGTTAAATTAATATTTTTTCTATAATTTTTTTTTTCTTTAGCAATAATATAACACAATGGGAGGAGGTTTAATGCAACTCGTAGCTTATGGCGCTCAAGATGTTTACCTTACCGGTAACCCCCAGATTACCTTCTGGAAGGTGACTTACCGTCGCCACACGAACTTCTCTATGGAATCCATTGAGCAAACTTTTAACGGTCAAGCCGATTTCGGTCGCCGCGTGACCTGCACCATCAGCCGCAATGGTGATTTGGCTTACCGCACCTACTTACAAGTGACTTTGCCTGAAATCAATCAAGGTATGAAAGGTACCAGCGATAAGGGTGTGTGGGCCCGCTGGCTTGACTTCCCTGGTGAGCAAATGATCTCCCAAGTTGAGGTTGAAATTGGTGGTCAGCGCATTGACCGTCAGTATGGTGACTGGATGCACTTGTGGAACCAGCTTACCCTTTCCAAGGAACAAGAACGTGGTTACTACCGTATGATCGGTAACACCACCCAGCTTACCTACATCACTGACCCCTCTTTCTCGCCTGTTGACGGTCCCTGCTCGTCCTCGGCTCCCACCCAAGTGTGCGAGCCCCGCAATGCCCTCCCTGAAACCACCCTCTATGTGCCCCTTCAGTTCTGGTACTGCCGAAACCCCGGTCTTGCCCTCCCCCTCATTGCCCTTCAATACCACGAAGTCAAGATCAACCTTGACATCCGCCCCATTGATGAGTGTTTGTGGGCTGTCTCTGACCTTGGCTGCGCTGATACCAATACCAAGCGCGTGTCCAGTGCCTACAACCAATCTTTGGTTGCCGCCTCGCTCTACGTTGACTACGTGTTTTTGGACACTGATGAGCGTCGCCGTATGGCCCAGAACCCCCACGAATACCTCATTGAGCAGCTTCAGTTCACTGGTGATGAATCCGTCGGTTCTTCCTCCAACAAGATCAAGTTGAACTTCAACCACCCCTGCAAGGAGTTGGTCTTCGTTGTTCAGCCCGACACCAACGTTGACTACTGCTCGTCCCTCACTTGCGGAACCACCCTCTACAAGGCTCTTGGTGCCCAACCCTTCAACTACACTGACGGTGTTGATGCCCTCCCTAACTCCATTATGGCGTTTGGTGGCAAAGAAGGTGTTGACGAGTATATTAATGGATCTGGTCTGTTTCATGACCCTGCTGCCGTTGATGTTACCTCCACTGATGCCACGACTTGGGGTTACAGCAATTTCGGTGGCGATCGCGCAGAACCCTCGGGCGTGTCCGATGCCGGAACCTTCGTTATGGCCGAATCTTCCCTTGATATGCACTGCTGGGGTCAAAATCCCGTTGTCACTGCCAAGTTGCAGCTCAACGGTCAAGACCGATTCTCTGAGCGTGAAGGTACCTACTTTGACCTCGTCCAGCCCTACCAGCACCACACCCGCAACCCCGACACTGGTATTAACGTGTACTCGTTTGCCCTCCGCCCTGAAGAGCACCAGCCCTCTGGCTCCTGCAATTTCTCGCGCATTGACAACGCCACGCTCCAGCTTGTCCTGTCTAACGCGACGGTTTCCGGTACCTCCACCGCCAAGGTCCGTGTCTATGCCACCAACTACAACGTGCTCCGCGTGATGTCCGGTATGGGTGGTCTTGCCTACTCGAACTAAACATATACTATTTAAACGTATACTGTCTAGTTTTTATATAAAAAATTCATACTATAAAATATTATAATATGAATAAATGCAACATATTAATCATAATTTCTCAACATCTTTTCATAACAATTTTGATACCATTTAATAAAATTTCCAATATCAGTAATACCATGATTATATTCTTTATTTATTTGTTTCTTTCAAAAAACATTAGTTACGCTTTTATGAATTGCATTGTATCCACTTCTGATCAAAAAATACATATTATATCTTGATTTTTCTAAGATATAATATGGTGTTGTTATTAAATGGGTTTTACACAAATTTTTGTTGATATTGATTGTTTGTACACTATAAAACAAGTTCAGTTCAATGTTCGTTGTGCGAAAATATTCTGAATTTCATCATAATTAACCACGTTAAAATCAATATAATTATATAGATTTTTTTTACTGAAATCGTGTGTTTGTTCTATATTATACTTCAAATCAATATCATATACAAACAATTTTCGGTTTTCATAAATAATCGCATTATTTAACATTAATGTATTTATATCATCGTATTTAACCATTTCAATTAAATTATCCCTAGCTGAATCAATATTAAATTGTGTACCATTAACTATAATAGCACCTCTTTTCCATATATTTGTCTTTCTCAAAGAAACATTGATAACGTGTCGGTAAAATGCGTCATATCCACCTTTTAATGCAAACGACATTATGTATACTACTATTATTTATATATAATATTTTTTTATATTATTTTAATAAATAGTATATTATAGTATATATAATAATAATATATAATCAATGACCGAACTATTTAAATATTTAATGAAATATGAAGAAAAATGGTGTTCTATGATGGGATATGTTAATCCATATATTGATAATTTTACAACACATTTGACAAATAAAATGCCATTTTATGATAAAGGATGTTATGCAAGGTACCCACGCTTTAAACATGTCTACGATAAATTATGGATCATTAAAAGTCAAGGATTAATCGGCGGACGTTTAGAAAAACTTGCGGGAAAAGAAGATAAAGTTGTTTATCCTATTTTTATAAAACCGCGCTGGGGTCATTTAAGTGCTTCTTCTAAAAACTGTTTCAAGGTAAACGACGCAGATGAATTGAAAAAATATGTTGATTATAAAAATATGATGTGGTCTGAATTTATTGATGCGACAGAATGTATGACTGATTTTGTTTTATTAAAGGGAAAAATTGTTTATCAAATAACGTATCAATATTCTGACAAACAAAACGGTTTTAGTGATGATTGGAAACTTGTCTCTCCGGATTTAAATCCACCTGAAAATGTAGTGGACTGGGTAAAAACTAATATGACCGACTATACTGGTATTGTAAATGCCCAATACCGCGATAATAAAATTATTGAAATTAGTTTGCGTTTAGCAAGAGGCGGAGCATATATTATCAGTACTCGTAATGAATCATTAATAAAAAATATTAATAATATTTTTCTTCATAAAGAGTGGGTTTATAATTTAACAGAAGAAATGAAATTTAAACCATTTTATGTCTATAAATGTTATACACAAATTCCAATTGTTTATATTTTTCCACAAAAAATAGTTGATTGGTATATTAAATCTAAAACCAATTTCCCATTTTACGAATATTATTTTGAACCCACTGGTTCAACCGGTATGGTTTTTTTTCAATTTATGGATGATGATTTTGAACGCGGTATGCAAACAAAAAAGGAAATAGAAAACATATTTAATATCGCACAAATGATAATGTATGCACTTATTTGTCTTGTAATTTATCTATTAGGATCTACTGAATGGGACTATCGTTATTTACTTGCGTTTTTTGTATTGTTTATATTTTCAACGCGTTTATTTAACCCAATTGGCGCAAATTATAAACTATACAAAGGACAAAAACAATCTATTTTTAAAGAAGGACCAACCAAAGATACTGAAGATGACCTAGAACCGTTTGATAATCCTTAATTTATTGATAATAAATTTTAAATTAATAGTTTGCTTATATATATATATATAAACTATTAATGAGTAGTGTACAAAAAATGCGCAGAGAAAGTAATATTGGTAGTAGTGAAAAAAATGATTTTTTTACAAGTATAATTAAAAAAGACGATAATGGTGATTATAAATATAGTGAAGGGGGGGTTATAGAAATTGCGAATATTCCAGATGAAATTACAAAGGATAAAATAGTTGGGTGTATTAATGGATGTTATTGCCCACCGCACAAAGGACACTTTAAAACATGGCAAAATGCTTGTAAAGATCTTAATTTAGATGTTTTATGTATTGGATCAATAAACAAACCATATAAAACAGAAGAGTATCACCGAACATCAATTGAAGATAAGAATAAAAAAAAAAAAATACAGCCTTCTTATACAAGTAGACACGGAATACCTCTTGAATTTACAGAATGGGTAGTTTCACAATGGTCAAAAGAATTAAAAAATAGGGAAGGGAAACCAGTTCATATTGTTTTTTCAATCTTATTACCAAATAGCTTCATTGAAAATAATTTTAAACAATTATATTTAATTCAGGGAAATGAAGGAGAAGGTGATGAGACAAGTGATGTTTATAAGGAATCTCTAACAACCCTTAAAGAAAAAAATAAAGATGATTTAAATGAACCATATATAAGTTATTGGGGGAGAAAAAATGGCATTACTAATGAAAAACTTAATAACAACAATAAGTATCCAATGTGGCGAATATCTTATAAAAACTATTGGCGTGACACTAGAAAAACAGGTAATCCGGCGGATAGTCCGTCCGCTACGAAATTTTCTTTATGTATAAAAAATATTAAGGAAGGAAAAAAAAATGCATCTGAATGTTTTAGTTTTTTACCTGATTTTATGCCTTCATTCAAGAAACAAGAATATATTGAAAAAGTGATAGAAGAATATTATACAGATACTGCACATACAGAATGTATAAAATTTTACAAGAATGTTAAAAAAGATGATGATTCTGATGTAGCAGAAAAATGTGATAAGTATAACTTTACCCAATCAAGTGGTGGAAAGAGAATTAAACCTCATAAGAATCGCAAGACACGCAAGACACGCAAGACACGCAAGACACGCAAGACACGCAAACCTAAAAGGTCAAAAAATAAATTATATTAGACAAAACTCACTGCGAATACTTTCAAAATCATCCGTTGATCTGAAAATATTAATCACTTCTGCATTCGTGTATTTTCTCTCTATTTCTGGCAATATTGTTTCTGATGGTATAACAATATTCCAAAATTTTTCAATCATTTGTGAAATATCGTATAATGAACATTTTTGAAAGTTGATCTTAATATCAATACGTCCCGGCCGAATGAGTGCTTTATCCAAAACATCTAATTTATTTGTGGTCATAATAAGAATGCGTCCGCTACATTCATGTATACCATCTAACATATTCAATAAATACGATAAATTATTATTACATTTTGATTTGTTTGTCATTTTTAAAAAATTATTCAACATATCATTCTTATTTGTACTATTGTTATTTGTACTATTGTTATTATCTTTCACTTTGTCAATATTAATAAAATATGATTCATTAATGGATAAATCTGACGATGTATCCGATTCTATCTTTTTTAAATCACGGTCTTTTACTACATCACCTAATGCATCAATATCTTCAAAAATTAAAATACGTTGTGTTTGTGGTATAATATGCGTATCGTCCAATTCTTCTTTATAGATGATATTTTGTAAATTTGTAAAATCCATTGCATCGTTTAATTTAATATCAATCCCGTGCCGTCCGGTATGATTCATTAGCTGTTTAATAAACCGTGTTTTTCCGCAGCCAGGTTCACCGTGCAATAGAATCCCCAAATTATACGGAATACCACGTTTCATATACCATTCCTTATTGTTCAAGAAAAAATCTATTTTTTTAATAATATCGTCCATTTCTTGAAAATAACTGTTTTCAAATGTAATAGACGAATCCCATTCAACAGAATCAATTAATAACCCATTATTATTATTTTTTTTATTCTTGCCTCCTTTTTCTGGAGTCGTATCAGAAGATACCGTAATAAACAACTGTTTTTCATTAGATGAGGTTTTCAAATATGTTTTATATTCCTTTACTTTTTCATCTATCCATTTTTGGAGATAACTTAAATTATGTTTGTACGAAAAAAGAATAAGTGTATTATATTCAACAACAAGAGTATTATTTGTTTCAGGATTTTTAACCTTATCTTTTTCTTCGTTTTTTATCTTACCGTAAATCGTATCAGTTAATTTAAAATCTTTCATTTGATCTACTAGATATTCACTGCGTTTTTCTAAATCGTCCCAATCAAATTCAGTATCTTCGCGGATGCGATACACAGAATCGTTTTGCTTAGCCAAAAAATGCATAATTGCCCGAAAACGAATAGACCGCGATCGTTGTTCATTACAAATCACAATACTGTTTTTTCTATTTTCATTCCAAGAATAATAGTATCGTTTAATATAATTTATATCGGTCATATAAAACATAAAAATTAAAATAAGAAGAATTGAAAAATCAAAAATAATAATTCCTGTTTTTAATGTTTCAATAATACTTGTTGCTTGATTCATGATTAATGGTATAACAAAATATTCAGGCGACATTTTTTAATATATAAAAAAAGGAATTCTAAGAATCTTTAGTTATATGTAAAAAAATATATTTAAATATATTTAGTAATATCTTATATTTATCAATTATAGTATTTAATATTATAGTATTTAATAATATTATTTTCTAATTATATATTATAAAATGAGAGGAGGATTATATAATCAAGATGCTGAAATGAAAAAACTTGGATTAGATAATGGTCCTACATTTTCAGGAAAGACTTCCCCTTTTGGTATGACTAAAACCCAATGGAATAATAAGGTTCAAACTGCTAAAGATGGCCAGCTAACTGGTGAGAGAAACATTTCTACCGGTAAAGAATATCGCGCACATAATTTCGAGATGTTGCCCCACGAAAGACTTCAACGTGCCAAGAACAATGCAGCTGAAATTAAAAAAAATCTCTGGGGAGGCATAACTCGCCGTCGCCGAGGCCGCAAAGGTGCTCGTAAAACGATCAAACGCAAAGGTGCGCGTAAAACAAAACGTAAGGGGCGTAAGGGAAGCAAGAGCCGCAAGAGCCGAAAGTAATTTTTTTTATAAAATTAATTTAATTTAATATTGTTTAATAATATTAAATTAATAAACAATTTACAATTATACTATAGTATTAAATAACCGATTCATATTTTCAACTTCAAGTTTATTATCGTCACGATGAAACAATTTATTTATTAACGCATTATCGCGAAAGCGGACGCTATAACTCTGTTGGAGTTTATTACGCCCTACTCTACCCATAGATTGAATACATTTTTCTTGGGTCATATCACTTAAATCTTTTCCAATATAGCCATGACAGAACTGATAATTTGTCCCATAAATATAATCACTAGACGCAATAATCATAAACAGTTTTTGTTCTTGTGCCAATTTTTTCATAATCTCCGTATAGCGTACGCTTTTATGTTCTGCAAATACGCCAATCCCCATTAATAACAACAATTTCCAATAATCTTCCACATCCATTATCCGCATAATTTGTTCAACGGTTTCTTCGGAAATATCACATGTAAATGCATTTGTATGCTCCATTTTCGCCGCATATTTATACAAATGGTCACGTGTGTTTGGCACAAACGTCGGCGTTAGAATAATTGTCTGAATACTTGCATTCAATGTATTTAATTTTTGTTTCTTTTCTTTCAATTCAGGCGATAATTTATCATCTCGTGTGGTTTTGTCTTTTTTTGTACCATCGCTTGTCGTAGAAGTAGTTGCATCTTCCAAATCTTTTTCCAGTACTTTAATTTGTTCGTCAAGCTTGCGATTAAACACAATTTTATCCATCACTTCTTTCAAAACATAACTCGGAATTTTAGCGGATTGAATATAGAATTGCGCAATTTTATGAATATCATCTGCTAAGAAGATAGTTGGACCATCTGTTAAAGTATGCGCATCAGTTGTTACAATATTTACATTAGATTCTTGTGCCTTTTTCCGAAATCCACAAAGTTCATTATAAACTAAAGAATAAGCATCCGGATTTAAATTTCCCAGCAAATCCAGATAAAACATTTTAATGTTAGCCATCGTTAATGTATCAATATCGGTAAAATGTGTTTCTACTCTATACCGGTTATCCGCAATAATATCAATGATACTCTCATCATCATCATCATCCTTTTCTTTTTCCTTTTCTTTTTCCTTTTCTTTTTCCTTTTCTTTTTCCTTTTCTTTTTGAAGGCGATGAACAGTCATAATAAATTTCACTGCTTCATTCAAATCAATATAACGCAATAATGTTTTATGTAATTTACAATGTTCTACCACTTCCAATACTTGAGAATAATCCGAATGTAAATAATGCGGCATTTCAATAAACCCTTCTCGGTTCAAGAGCGGAATTGTCTTTTTACAATCATAACTAATAATTTCATGGACGTCAACATCATCAAAGCGTCCACAGAAATCAATAATTGTATCGCTGATTTCATTGCGTTGAGGCAATGTCGCAGACGAAAGCACCATATTCGGGATTAAATTCTCCGTCCAATTTTTGTTAATCATTGTATGTAATTCGTGTTCGGGGTAATCCATCGCAATTGTTGGTTCATCCCAATACGTAATTATTTTTTCTTTAGGATTAAAAGCGAGCATATAGAGCATTGCGGCTAAATAGGACTGCACATCACTAATTATAATTTCTACTTTTTCGCCTTGCGTGTTGTCTACTTTCCCAATACCACCGCTTTTCATATTCCTTGTGTATTCTTTCGCTGCAAAATAGTGTAAACGGATGTCTTCGGCATCATTACAGCCAAACGCAAACGCAATCTTTTTATGCATTGAAATTGCCGCTTTTGCCAAGGACAACCCAACATGGCGGGCGGCACATACGAAAATAACCCGATGATTATTAGACAAACCAAGTGGTGACATTGTTTTTCCAGTGCCTGTTGGTGCAATATATAAGACCATTTTAGGATTGGGATTTTTACATACACTAAACAATTGTTTTTGGTGATCATATAAGGTTTCATCTGCATGCTTTAATATATAATCATTTTTTTCAATAAGTAAATAACTTTGTGAAAGCATTTTTTCTATACAGCTGGTTGATTCGGCGACAAGGTATTTAATTATATTTTCCATCTGATTACATAAAATTGTATTCTTATCTGTTATGGTATAGCTCAATAAATGATGAATTGTATAACATTCAAATAACCATAGATTAGTGTTTTTTTTTGAGTATTTGTTTGCAAGCATTTTCTCTAATAACTCAATTAATATATATTCAAAAATTGCATTTTTATGTTCATCAATATTCTTTGATGTATTTTCAATGCGAATTATATCCGCTTTTTTTAAAACGGGTTGTTTGTTACCGCTACAGCTACCACTTTTTTTAACACCACTACCAATGGTTACAATATCAACCAATTCAGGAAATAATTGTTTATATTTCTTACATAATCCAATTATATGTTTTTTAAAATAATTCTCATATAAGTATTGTGAAAAATTTTCTGGATGTGTTATTTTAATATGTTGTGCAAGTGATGGCGTATAATTTCGCCGAATATTTACATTGGTATAACCATCTTCAATAAGAGATAAAATACGTTTTTCAGAATCACTACAAGGCACTTCAATATTTATCCATTCCTCTTTAGTTAATTTGCTTTGTTTGGTAATAAAACTCATTTGGGTCTGTTGTTGGTAGTTTGACACTATTGTAATAGATAGTATTAATCCTTATCTTTATTTCAATTTTAATATTAATAGTATATAGATTTTTATATTATAGATTTTTATATTATAGATTTTTATATATATAGATTTTTATATTATAGATTTTTATATATATAGATTTTTATATATATATATAAAATTGAAATAAACCGTTCTTATTATAATATAATATCATATCATATAACATTACCAAAATGGAAATGCCATCATCCAACTCAATCAACTCATCACCAATTATTATTTCAATTGAAGGAAACATTGGGTCTGGTAAATCAACGTTACTTGAACGATTAAAGGAAGTATGCCAATTAGATCCATCTATTTGTTTTATTCAAGAACCGGTTGATATTTGGAATACCATTAAAGACAGTTCTGGCGAAACTATTTTAGAAAAATATTATGCTGATCAACATAAATATGCATTTTCCTTTCAAATGATGGCATATATTACTCGGTTATCTGTTTTGCGGAAGGCATTAAAAGGGAATTATAAGGTGATTTTTATGGAACGCAGCATCTATACTGATTCTGCTGTATTTGCCAAGATGCTTTTTGATGATAAAAAGATTGAAGAAATTGAGTATAATATTTATACCAAATGGGTATATGAATTTATCACCGATTTTCCGCCAATTAAATTCATTTATGTTCGGGCTGAACCAGAAATTTCTTTTGAACGAGTCATCAAACGCGGACGACAAGGCGAAACGATTCCACTGGAATATCTCCAAAACTGTCATAAATACCACGAGGAATGGCTGTTAAATAAAAATATTAAAAGTCCACTATTGACATTAGACGCAAATTCAGATATCACAACCAACCCAAGTATTTTTGATGAGTGGCTTAAGCAAATAAATCGTTTCATTTATTGCCAGGAAAAACAATACCGTATATTTCATTAATTTCATTATTTAATAGTACAATCTTTTATTTTATAGATACAAAAAATCAATAAAAACCACTTTTCTATTTGGTATTTGTTTTTCGGTTTTGGACATTTATAAATGTCCATTTTACGATTTCTGAAAAAAGTCTTGAAAATATAGTAAAAAAGTGACTTGTGACTGAAATGCTCTCATTTCCATTTTCGTATGATTTTTTTTGTTATGATAATTTTTTATATAAAAATTTGTTTTTTATAAAAAGGATTTAGGCGTTTTTTATATTTCCATATATATAAGTAAATGGAAATTATAGAAACCGCCAAAAACGCCAAATTTTTTAGTTGTAATAAATGTTACTTTAATTGTAGCAAGAGATGTGATTGGGATAGACACATCACTACACGAAAACATCAAATGGAAATTATTGGAAATGTAATGGAAATGAAAAAAAGCGCCAAAATTCACCAGTGTGATATATGTGATAAATATTACAAAACCAATTCTGGATTATGGAAACATAAGAATAAATGTATTAAACAAAAAGAAAGTAATATGGATGATAATATTAATAACAATACAATAAATCTATTGATTAATGAACATAGTGATTTTAAGAATATTATCATAGAATTGGTAAAAAGCAATACTGATTTACAAAAACAAATGGTAGACGTATGTAGAAACAGCAATACAATCGTTAATAACAACAATAATAGTAATAATAAAACTTTTAATATGCAACTGTTTTTGAATGAAAAATGTAAGGATGCGATGAATCTTACTGATTTTGTGAATTCAATGACACTGGATTTCTCTGATTTGGAAGAACTTGGTGAGCTAGGTTATGTAGAAGGAATTTCTCGGCAAATGGTACGGAAACTAAATGAAATGGATGTGTATAAACGACCAATTCATTGTAGCGATCTAAAACGCGAAACCATATACGTGCGTGATGATGATGTTTGGGAAAAAGAAACTGAATTATATGATAAATTACGGAAATCCATTAAATACATTACAAAAAAAAATGGTGATTTGATGATTCCTTGGCGGGATGCGCACCCACAATGTATGAATTTACAACATCCGTTAAATGATACTTATCTCGGAATAATGAACCAAGCGATGGGCGGTAAAGGTGAGTTTTTTGATAGCGAAAGCAAGATTATTCGGAAAATTTCTAAAAGTATCACGATTGATAAAAATGAATTTTAAAAAATATATAGTAAAATAATTATATTTATAACTTTAATAAAATTAATTTAAAGTTATAATGCTATATTTATTTGTAAAAACCATATATACGCTATGGTTGATAATACATATAAACAATTCATTAAAGAATGTGTTCAACACATAAATAATAAATTGCATATTTCGTATGATACTGATTTAATAATTGATTTTACAGCAAAAAACGGTGTATTTATAGATGAAGTTGATACTTTAGGTAAAAAATCATTAATGTATGATAAGGAACCAATTCATCCAGACGTTAAACAGTTAGATTTTCATACATTAAATTTTGATAAATTTAATAAAACGTTTTTATCAGGATTATGGTTTGATGATATTCACATTATTGGTTGCCCACCCAAAGATGAAGTTGATGAATGTATAGATACAGCTTGTAATTTTGCTGATAGTGTTTCCTTTATTCTTCCAAAAACAAAATTACCATATATTTTTCCTTTATCCTATAAATGCCTTTTAAATATTACTCTAGATTCTTCTACTATTTTTCAAATCTGGATAAAATCTGATTGTTAGTTTAAAATTTTAATTCTCTAATAACCTCATATTTAATTTTGTCCGTCCTTTATATTTTAGTATATCTATATTACTCACAGAAGTTGTTGAAAATAATTCAGTTCCATAAATATCTTGTAAAAGCAGCCATTCAAACAACCCTCCAACATAAATATATACATTATAGAAACCTAATTTCATTAACTGTTCATATTTTTTAAAACAAGTTTCATCGCACGAATTCATACCATAGATAATAACCTTAATATCTTTATTTTTTTTTAAATGTGCATTTATAATTTCAACTTCTGAATCAATTGCTACAGTTCCCGAAATCAGACAATCTTGGTGATAATTGTTTAATGTATTTATTATTAAAATATTTCGCTCTTGATACGTATTCGTCAAGTGTTTATTTTGTTCATTTATTGCAAATTGCATATCCTCAAAATTAATAGTATGTCCTTTTATTAGAGTATTCCCCATTAAGTTATGTTAAAATTTTAATTTTTAAATATTAACATAATAATCTAATATATATAATTTCTCAATTATTAATCAAAATTAATAACAATTTCAACATCTTCCTTTTTAATTGTCTTTGATGCTGAAATAGATAGTTCTTCACGCTTCTTTCTTGTTTTTTGATTACAAACAACAATATTTTTTCGTTTAGATGTGCTGTTTCTACTATTCATATCTTTTTCAATATCATTATAATTTTCTTCAATATAATTAATAACGTTATTATCAAATGCCCATTTAAAAAAATTCAACTGCCCGATTGTTGTTTGCAATTGAGTATTGTTTTTATAGGGAATATTAATTCTCTCCCAACGACAAAACGGATCAAACCTTTTTTTTGAATAAGAACGTAATTTAAGTTTGTAGTCATTATATACCTTGAAGCGGTTTCCAGATGGCAGTGAATAGACCGTATAATATTTTTTTGCATAATTTGTAGTAAACCAATCTACAATTCGTAAAGAAATATTAATCTCTCCATTAATAATATTTAACATACGATCTAATTTATCTGTATCCTTGTAATAATTGATTAAATTATTTAATAGTAGATTGTTTTGAGAAGAATAAGATTGTTGTGATAATTGTTTATTTATTTCTGCCATTAAAATGATAAACTATTATTCTATCTAAAAAAAATCCATTTAAACTATATTTTAAATAAATTATATATTACTTTTTTGAGGTGTTAAAAAATTCATTTGGTTTTCAATATCATCCATATAAGTATTTGATGTCATAAATGGGTTTTGTATAGATTTACCAATTAAAAATCGTTCATTTATTTTATCATTTGCTTGTTCGCGTTTATTATTATTATTATTATTATTATTATTTTGACCAAATCCTTCTGATTCGTGTTTATTAATATAATTTATATCATCGTATTGTGCTTGTGTCTGCTGTGCTTGTGTCTGCGGTGCTTGTGTCTGCTGTGCTTGTGTCTGCTGTGCTTGTGTCTGCTGTGCTTGTGTCTGCTGTGCTTGTGTCTGCTGTGCTTGTGTCTGGGTTTCTACACTTCTATAGGAACGTTCACATCGCTCTCCTTCTTTTCGCCAAATCAGCTCTTCCATTTAAATGAATACAATATTTTTAATAATTGATATAAATTTATATTATATTTATATCAATTTATATTATATTTAATTATTTAATCTTCCATTTTACTAATTTTTAATTTTTTTGTAAATGTAAATTTATCAATATTCATAACTCTGCGTTGTAAATTACATTTTAAACATGAAATACACGTATTGTCATTTGTATGACTTAATGAATTATCAATTCTATCCAATGTCCATTGAAATGGTTCTCTCACATTTTTATACAACACAAAAATGTGTTTTTTACAATAATAACAAGTAAGCGTACTTGATACTAATTTCTCTAATACATTATCATAATTAATAATTGTATCAATGTTATGTATATTCTTCTTCTTATCTTGTCCTTTATAACCTTGTATTTTATGATTTAATTCAGTATAGATGAGAGATTTAATTGATATTTTTTCATTATTATCATTAACATCATAATTTAAAACAGGAGTTGTGTCAGCCAAATACATCATCCTTATTATATCCAATTGTTTTTTATGTAACAAGGTATCATCATTCAAGTCTGCCATATGTTTACGAATTGCCTTATAAGAAGCATCACCAACCTTATTCATTTTATCAATATTATGTTTACCAGTAATATTGATAGATTTCATATTAGTTAATACTATATTAATAGTATTGTATAAATAAATATTTATATCTTAAATTTATTACAAACATAATAAATAACAACAGTAATTAATAATAAGTTTATTGAAACATGATTATGATTTTCAATTTCGCTCCAGTCGTATTTGCTGCCAATGATAATATCCCATATGTCAATACCATAATTTGTTTTTGAATTTATATGGTGTTGTTGATGTGCCAACGGATGCATGATATTATAATTTATATTATGCGCGGTTGCATAAAGAAGGGACCATAAAATAATGACACGGTTATCTAAATATTTTAACATATGCTTTATGCCAATTAGGATAGTTCCTTGCAAAATAACATTATTTATAAATTCCAAAGCAATATTCTTATATGTTTTATTGATATCTGTATTGTGATGTATTTTTGCATGAAATTCTCCAAAATAAATTAAATGCTCTGCAAACCAGTTAAAATAATTATTTCTTGTAAAAATATTGTCATATGATTTATATATATTAGATAGGGTATTATCTCCAAATAAATGCCCAATATAATGAATAAAATAACCATATAAGGTAATAAATATTATAGAACCTATACTAAAAATTAAATTACTTTTATTGTGAGAACATTGAGTAAATATATACAGACACAATAAAAGGGTAATATAAAAAATATAGTTTATTCTTATACTTTTTAAAATTGCATTTAATTGAATATTTTCATTAACTTTAAATAATATAGGTATATTATTCTCATTTTTTTCATATAGTTTTTCCTTTTCAGAAGGAGTAATCACGTTTTCTCTCTCTTTTTTAACCCTTTTATTTTTGATTTTCTTTTTCTTTTTAATTTTTATACACCCACTGTTAATGTTAATATCATCATTTATAATTTCATTATATGAACAATCATGTGCCATATTATTTGTTGTTTCATTCATTAATAGTATTACCTTATTATAAAATTATAAGTTTATTTTTTTTAATATTTAACCAATACTATTATAAATAAATTATATAATAATGGTAAATTATTTTAGATTAAACCGTTCCCAAAAAGAAAAAGTTGTTGATTATTTGGAAGAATTATGCGAACTTTTGCCTATTTCTAAAAAAACACTAGGCCAAACAATTCGGTCATATCATGTTAGTTTACCGTTTGTAGTTATTATACTTTTGTTTTATGGGACACAATTAACAGTTACTATTTCTTTAATTAATTTATTTATTGTTTTTATTATATTTTTTATATCAAATGGTTGTTTGCTAACAATGTTAGAACATCGTTTATGTGGGGATGAATTTACAATAGCAGATCCATTCATAGAAACACTTGAAATGGATCTAAATAGTAAAAATCGTGTTTTGGTATCTTACTTTATTGCTATTGGATTTTTTATGTTTTTCTTTATTGTTTATTATTTTAGATTTTATTATAAGGGTACATATATAAATTTAATACCAATTACAGTAATTAATGAATTTGGTGAAGAAATAACAAAAATGTAACAAAAATAGTAATTATAATTTATTTAAATATATACTATTATTAAATAATATAAATAATAGTGTATATGTTATATCTTACTTAAAACAAGTTAAAATTAACACGTTATAATAGTATATAGATATAGATAATGGCTTCTCAAGAAAAGGAATTATTAAAATATAAACATAAATCGGTTTTTTCAAATAATTACGATTCTTCCAAAATTGAAAATATTAATAATTTCTTGGAAAAAGAAACAACGAATAGTAAAACGGAATCATGGAATAAAATGGATAAAACTGGTAAAATTAAACTATTAAATGAATACGTTGATAGTATAATTGAGAAGCATATTCTTGAACCAAATGATATTTCCGATCTTAAAAAATATCTAATTGACAGTTTAGATAAAAAGAAGTTACAACACGTGAAAGATGTTCATTGTGATAAAACTACTGGAAAGATTCTATCTATACCGACATTAAATTTCAACTCAACTACCCGAAAATTTACACTGAAACGTTGTGAAAAAAGAGTATCTACATTGAAATCGTTAGGTAAGGGAAAAAAATCCCCATCAAATAGTAAGCAAACGCCGTTAAATTTAAATATTAGTAATGCGTCTGATTAATATTTGAATAAATATAAAATTGATATAAATGTTTATAATTTATATATTATAACCTACGTTATAAACATTTAAACTAGAAAATGACCACAGTTGAAGAACCAATAAAAGAATTTGCATTGTCCTTATCTGATTACTCTGATTTGAAAGAAACGGTTGGATTATTGGTAAATGATTATATGATAACGAACATTAAACATTATATGCAACCGAAATTTCATAAAAATGCGCTCAATGATATTACCGAAATGCTTGAATCTATTTTGTCTAGCATTTCCAACGAGTATGATGTAAACAAGGATACACTAGAATTTCTTATTAAGGATAGTATGAATGTATTTCACAATTATATTTCCCCACGTCGGTCCAGTGGAAATACGTTTATTCGTATGAAACAAAATGATATTCAAAAACGCAAAATGAAAGAAAAAATAGAATATTTACAAAACATTCCGCAACCTGAACAACGAACACCTGAGTGGTATGAATTCCGCTATAATCATTTAACAGCGAGTAATATTTGGAAAACATTTTTAACCGAAAGTACTAGAAATCAACTTATTTTTGAAAAATGCCAACCATTAAATATGGATAAATATAGCGGACCATCCGCCTCATCACTTGAGTCGCCTTTACATTGGGGGCAAAAATATGAGCCGCTTTCAGTGATGCTTTATGAAAAAGTATATAATACACGTGTAAGCGATTTTGGTTGCTTGCCTCACCCGACAATTGAATTCTTGGCCGCATCTCCTGATGGTATTAATACACAGGAATCATCAGATCGGTATGGACGAATGTTAGAAATTAAGAATATTTTTAACCGCGAAATTACAGGTATCCCAAAATTAGAATACTGGGTTCAAATGCAAATGCAAATGGAAGTATGTAAATTAAATGAATGTGATTTCTTAGAAACCCGTTTTAAAGAATATGATTCAAAAGAAGAGTTTGAATCCGATAAAACGACTGAACATAAAGGACTAATTATGCTTTTTATGAATGAGAAAGGACGACCTGTTTATGAATATGGACCACTTGATTTATCCGAATCACCACCATTAGTAATGGAAGAATGGCAAGACACGATGATGAATAAACACGTATCTGATAACTGGACTTGGATGAAAAATATTTACTGGAAATTAGATGAATTTAGTTGCGTGTTAGTATTACGCAATAAAATGTGGTTTTCATCCACTGTACAGCAATTAAATGAGTTATGGAAAATAGTTAAAGAAGAAAAAGAAAATGGAGAATATTTAAAAAGAGGACCCAAAAAAATGAACACAAATAATAAACCAAAGAAAAAATACACAAACGAGTCAGACGATATTTATATTAAATCACAATCCACGTGTTTTATTGAAGTTGCAAATAATGATGAATCAACACAAAATGTTATAGAAGAAACAATGGATTGAAATGTATGCTATTTAATATTATATATGCTATT